CTACTATGTTTGCTCCAACCAAAGGATTATTGTTAGCATCATTTACAGTTCCAACAATAGATTGTGCAAACAATCCACCAATCATCATAAGTGATACTAATAGATTACGTTTATTCATTAACGTTCTCCTTGTTTTTTATTTAAAGACACATTTTTATTCAGGTGTGTCTGCTGCCTGTTTTGGGTATGTGAAATTTTAATTAGCATAATCTTGGTCATCATTATCACCAGTCAAAGAGGGAACTTCACAAGAATCATTGTTACAAAACTTGTCAATCTCAGCCTCTTCATTTTTAATGACACCAAAAGATAACTTACTGAGTTTTTTAACTTGTTTATCATACTCTTTCTCGTCTATTGCCTCATAAGGCATCTGTGGATACGCTCCATAGTCGTGTCTAGGTAATAATGATATACCTTTTAAATGATACTGAAAGTAATTTAATACGTGAGGTATGTGTTCACTTTCAGTTTCAGGATTAAATGTAACTGTGCAACTTACTTGATTGTCAGCCCAGTGTCTTTGCATAAATGCAGCTATACTGAATTGTTCCCATATTGTGAGTTCCCCCGCTGTTCTAATCCCCTCTCCAACATCAACAGGAACCTCTACAACCATTGTTGTATCTTCCGAACCAAACGCTGGTTCTATCTTATAACCTGCCTTTTTCATAGGTTCTATTAGTTCTGAATGTTTTGATAATCTAACCCTACGAATATAAAATCTTGATTCAGGATAATGTAATCCTGGTGTAGCTCCTGCTAAAAGAGATACCGTACCACTTGGTTTTACTGAAGTGGTCTTTATTGACTTCGGTACAGCAAACCAATCTGAATATTGTTTGTCCCAATCTTGAATTGTACTGTATCCAGTTTCCAACCATTCTTTTAGTTCGTGAATACCACGATTAGTTATGAATTGTGCAACACCACTAACACTACATCCAATTCTACGATTTCTTAACATTACTCTGTTGGTATCCGCCCAATGTGTTCCACCTAGTGTTACTGTTTTAGCGTACAGATAAGCATATTTTAAAGTTCTCTGATAATCTTCTAATGACTCGTGGTTGTTTGGAAATGTTTCTACAAGACAACACAACTCATATGATTCAAGTGTTTGTTCAAGACAAGGGTTACCACCCATAGCTCTGTGGTCTTTATTGTCTCCACCATTCTTCATCCTTGAGTAGTGTCTCATATTATCTAACCAAGCAAAACCTGGTTCTCCGTTATCCGTAATTCTTTTTGCAGCTTCCGTGTAGTCCATACCTAATTCAGCAAAAATACTATTGTTTGAAGTCCAACCATATGTCTCTCTTTGAGGGTTTACTTTGTAATTTTTTAAATCTAAATATTCTTCATTATCAGGTTCACCAAAAACTATTTCAGCAGTTCTACGAACATTTCCTGCTACAACACACTTACCGATGAGGTTCATTATATCTACGATGGTTGTGATTGTGATTGGTTCTCCACTATTATTTTCTAAAACTTTTCTAATATCTTCGTGAACTTCTTGTAGTGGTTCAGGACCTGAACTCACACCACCAAAACCCTTGATTGGTTCACCAGCTGGTCTTACTTCTGAGTAATCGAATTTAACCTCTTGTTGTCCGTGAAAATAACTTTCGAGTAACAACTTTAGTGATTCAACCCAACCCTCTCGTGTGTCAGGTATAATAAACGTAGTTTCTCTATTTTTATCAACACCCTTAACCACTATCTCACCAGCACCTTTAGTGTCAAATCCAACTCCAACACCCAACATAGATGCGTCCATCAAGAAACAAAATGGTTTTGAGTAATCTTCCTTTAGTGTTTTTGTCGATACGAACGCACAATTATTAAGAGCTGCATATAATCCTTTTTCTTCTGTAACTGGAGTTCCCATAGCCCATAAACCACGACCAGGTGGTAGAAATTTCATATTAAAAATTCTATCATACATTTCTTGTGCGGACTTTTGAGCTTGCCAGGCATTCCAACCTAATGATAATGACTCAATGTGATTTTTTTGCATAGTGTAAGTCCCCTCAACTACACGTTGAACGGTCTCCCACCATCTCTCATTTTTTCCGTCTTCTTTGATTCTTGAATAGGTTCTCATATATACCAACTCACCTAAGCCATTAAAACCAAAAGGAGCTTTCTTCCTTTTATACTTGTCTATAAACTTTTCCGATAACTTAAAATTTTCCATTCACTAAACTCCTTTATAATCTAATTCTTGTAACAAACATAAATATAATATATATTAGGCTTAATTTAATTTTTTATTCAAATCCTTCAACTTTATTTTCCATATCGTTGTATTTATTTTTTAATTCTTTTCTTAAGAACTCCTCACTATTATTCATTTTACTTTGAGCATTTTTTCCGAATTGGCTACTACCCTCAAATATTTGTACTTGACCAATATTAGTATTTATCGTAGCTGGGTAAGTAACACCATCAATTCCAAATCTATTTTTTATAACGTGGAATCTACCTGTATTAGCAATCTTATCCTCTACTTTTCTACTCATACTCATTACGAAATCTGCGGTCATAACCTTACTATAATCCTCTGCAACCTTATCCGCTCCGATAACATCCTCTTCAAGAGCAGAACGATTAGCTTGGGAAGCAGTCCAGATAGGAACCTCTAACTCACCAGCTAGTCCTCGTAAATCTTCATAAATAGTTCCAATAGCGTGTCTTTTTTCTTTAAAAGTACCAACAGACATTAAAATATCAGCATAATCTACTAAAACCACATCAGGTTTTGTACCACTTAATTCTATTTGTTTTAAGTGTGAACCTATTGTTTGAACAGTAGCTGACTTTGTTGGAAAATACTTAATTAATAATTTACCTGGTAGTTTTGATATTTTAGATTGTACGTCATCTTTATAATATTTAATATTAGCAGTGGTAACACCACTAAAGATAGAATCATATCTCAAACCCACATAGTTCTCATTTAGCTCTAAAGTATAATGAACTACAGTTTTACCATCTTTTAACGCACCAGCACCGAGAGCTTGTAGTGTCCAAGATTTACCGATACCCGCTGGAGCAACAATCACACCTAACTCTCCGACACCAAGTCCACCATCCATAATATCATTAACAACATCCCAAGGCGTTTTTGTCGTTGTTCTAGCAGATTCCTCTAGTCTTATTTCTAAAGATTCTATATAATCTTGTCCTAAATCTCGTGTACTACCAGCTTTCATAGCTTCATCAATAATAGCTTTTATACCATCATAATCTTTATTTTCTAACATATCAACTGAGTCTAAGATTGCACTTTTTAAGGTTTGATTCTTACAAAAATCTAAAGTTTCTGTTTGTACAAATTCTAAATCACTAGACTCGATGTTTTTCCAAACATCTCTTAATTTATCTACCACACCAGATTTGAGTACATCATCATCTATTTCATCTATTTTGTATTTTATAACTTCAAGTGTAGGTTGTTTTTTATATTCGTAATAATAATCTTTAATCGTTTTTACCAACCACTTATTCGAATCTGAATCAAACATAGATGGATTTAATATATCACTAATAGTTTGAATGAACTTTACATCACCCATTAATGAAGCTATAATTTTAGATTGAAATGATGTTCCAAATTGTGTTAGGGTTTCACTCATATGTCTTCTCAGCGTAACGATTTAGTTGATTAAAATTTGTTAATAACCAACTATTAAGATTTGGAAGTGCTGAATATAACTTATCCTCTAAAAACATTTTTTCAAATTTAAATTTTATTAATCTATTGATTGGTTCATTCACTCTATCTATTATTTTTGTTTTTGTAGAACCTGAAATATCTACATCTGATAATTGCATTAATTTATAATTCAATTCTATAACATCCTTTGCTTCTGGTAATTCTGTAATAACTTCGTCTATATTAACTATACGATTTTCGCTTAAAAACGGTAACTTTTTTTTGATTGTCTTTAAACCAAGTCCACGAACACCTGATATATTGTCTGATTTATCTCCGTCAATAACCCTATACCAAATAAAATTATGAGATGATATACCAAATTCGTCTAACACGGCTTGTTCATCGTACATTTTCTTTTTAGTTGGACTCCATACTTTAACCCTACCATCTGCTAACTGAAGAAAATCTTTATCAGTAGACATAACTGTAATTTGAGATTCAGTAAGAACTTGTCTACACAGATATCCAATCGTATCATCAGCTTCAATATTATCATATGACAACACGGTTACAGGAAGATTATCTAAATATTCAACAACCCTTTGTAACTGCATAATCATATTTTGTTTCTCATCTTCTTGAGAAGCAAAATCATAAGCTCGATTTACTCTGTATTTTGTTTTTCTGTTTTGTTTGTATTCTGGGTATAACTTACGACGGCGGTTAGACCCACCCTTACCATCAAATACTATGATGACACGAGTAGGTCTAAACATATTTATAGTGTAACCTATACTTCTTAGAAAACCAACTATTCCACCAACGTGAATACCATCATCGTTAGTAGTTGGTATAACACTAAATACTCTTATGAAAGTATTTAGACCATCTATTATAAGTACTTTATCGTTAGGTTGACCACCGTCTAGTGAGCCACCCTTCTTTTTTATTTCATCTAAAATAGAAAGATATTTTTTATTACTCACTAACTTCCTCTTCTACAACTACGTCATCAATTCCAAAGTTCTTTTCATATTTGAGAATTACTTTATCACAGATTAAGTTGTAACAATATTCTCTGAACTCTTCATCTTTGAGTTGTTCACTCCAATCTTTTGATTGAAACTTGAGTTCTTTACCCTTATGATTATCCATAGTGTACCACGCACCACCTTGTTTGACAAGTTTATGGTCTTTCATAACTTTTAACCAACTACCATCATCATCGATACCAGTTTCAAAGTAAAGTTCAAAATCGGCGTGTCTCATAGGTGGCCCTAGTCTGTTCTTGATAACTTGAGCTCTCATCTTCATACCAATGTTGTTATTCTTTTTATCTTTAATTTGACCAGTATTTTTTAATCTGATACGTGTTGAAGCGTGAAATGGTAAAGCCTTACCACCACTTGTAGTCCACGGGTCCCCAAACATAACTCCAAGTTTTTGTCTGAGTTGGTTTGTGAACACAAGTGCAATCTTTTGTCTACCAATCATTTGAGTTATCTTTCTCATTGCTTTTGATAGGATAATTGCTTTAGATGTAGCCCAACCATCTTTATCAAACTCAGCTTCTATCTCAACTTTCGTTGATGCGGCTGCAAGTGAGTCAACTAAGATTGTAACCAATCTATCTTTATCTGACTCTCGAACTTTTGAAACTATCTCTTCTATAGCAGAAAAAATATCCTCAACAGTTTCTAAGTGTAGATATAACATACTCTCAACATCTACACCGATGGAACCAAGAAACTCTGTGCTAACTGCTGTTTCAGTATCGATATAGACTGCAACACCACCTTTCTTTTGAGTCTCGGCTAACATATGAGCACCAAGTAGTGATTTACCACTTGATTCTAATCCGTTTAATTCCGTAATACGACCTACCGCAATACCACCGTTAGGTTTATTTGATATTGCTAAGTCTAACATAGTAGAACCTGTAGACACAAAGTCTTTTATGTCTGTGGGTGTGGTATCTGTACCATCTAAGAAATATGCTACTTTCATATCCTTAAAGTTTTTATTTATAGTTTCAGCCAGAACACCCGCTAATTCATCTCTTGTTGACATAAATTATCTCCAATTTTATTGTTAGTAAAAGTGGGGGTGTAGTAAACACACCCCCGTTTTTTATTTAGCTATTGAATAAATCATCAAATGCATCTGATGTTTCTTTCTTATCAAAGGAACTAGCAGGAGTAGTTTCATTAACTTCTTCCTTTTTAGTTTCTTCTTCACCTGATGAATCACCATTTAGATAATCATTAAGTGCCTGAGTTAACTCATCATAAGAACGTTCCTGATAAATTTCAGTAATATTCTTTTGTGATTCGTTAATTGACTCAAGAACAGATGCGTCTTCTGTTATTGGAGTTTGATTTGGTTTTACTCTGATTGATGTTGAAGGGAAAGATTTACCTGTCTCTTCAGCTGTTTTGAACTCTACAGCAACATCACGACCATTTACTGAGTCTGTAATATCACCATAGTCTGGGTCTGCGATAATGGAAAGCAGTTCTTGATAAACCGTCTTACCGAATCCCCAAAACTTAACACCTTGATTTTCTTCTCCACGTACTACCACTGGAGCAAAAGTTCTCATTTTAGCTTCAATCTTTCTACCAAGACGGTAGTCATCTTTAGAACCAGTTGATTTGAGTTTTTGTGCAAACTCTTCAATCGGGTCAGGTCTACCAAATGAAATTGGTGAAAGATAATTCTTTCCACCTAAATCATAGTGAAAGTACAACTCAATGAAAGGGTTGTCCGCGTTAAATTTGTAAGGAACAATCCTAACCACTTGAGTACCTGGTGAGGGTTTCCAAAGATTTGAAGTTCTGTTGTTTGTTGTTTGAAGTTGATTAAGACGATTTTTGATTGCGTTTAAATCCATTTATTATCTCCTATTGTTTAATTTATTAATTGTTAATTGGTAATCAGTATAACCTGATACATAAATAAGTATAATCAATTTGTTGAAAATACAATTTTATTTTTTATCTTTTTCCCAAGTTGTTACATCTACTATGCTATAAATTCGTGTCGGTATTTTATTGAGTCCTTCTTCATTCGTGAGTAACAAAGAGTTTTTATAATTTTCCCAGTCTATAGGAAATGTTTTATCTAGTTTACCATCATTCAACTCACGAATCAAATCATTTAGAGCATTGATAGTATAAAGTGTATTTGTGTTCTTTTTTCTATGAAGTGAGATTGTATCTGGAATACCTTGCATAAAATCCTCATCATACTCAACGTTATAAGTACAGATTAATTGATGATGGTCATTCTCATTTGAGAACACATAAATTTTATTGAACACGATTTCATTACAAGCTATAATAACATCAATAGTTTCATTGAAATGATTTCGTTTAGTGAATGTACAGAGTAGTTGTGTTTTCATTATTCTTCACCCAATCCTCTCTTTAAAGAGGCTATGGCTTTTTGTAACTTACTCTTCTCTGTAAACTTTGAACCACTACCTAAATCTTCTCGTAATCTTTCTAAATATCTTATTAAGTCTCTAACTTCTTCTTCGTTAGAAAAATCCACATCTTCAGCTTCTATATCATCTAATATACTACCAGCTTCACTCTCTATATATTTCTTTTTATCTTCATCTGGCCAAGTGTTGATGTCAATATTACCATTTTTAAAAGCTAAACCACCAAACATAGTTTGACCCATTTCCATAGTTGGAGCTGCGGTAACACCTCTAGCTCTTGTACTAAGTGTAAATAAAGGTTTTATTGATTCTTCAGGTGGTGGAGATGGATTTTTAATTCTCACACCCACAACTGGTTTACCCTTTTCTTTGGTGATAATCATTTTTTCTTTAATTTTATCTTGAAGTGATTTTTTTAGTTCCTCTTTTTTTATAGGGTCTTCTTCGTTTTTCCACTTTTCATAATCATCATCTATACCAAACATACTAACAAGTGCTTCTTTTTTCATAGACTCACCTTTAGGTTTTTCACCATATATAACTTCAAGACTATCTAATTCATCACCAGTTGTACCAAATAAAACATCGTCTATATGAGTTTCTTGTGATACTAGTTCTTTAAACTTTTCAGAGTTATCCCCTTGTGTTAACATTTCATATATATTATCTCTTAAAGTGGTGTCCATTTCTCTTGATTTAGCATAAATATCACCTACGGCTCTATCTATCTCTTCATCTGATTGAGCGAACGCAAAAGCAATCTTTTTAAGGTCATTGGGTCTTTTTTCTGCATTAATAACATTATCATACAAATCATCACAAGTAACGTCTTTAATATCTTTTTTACCAGATAGTTGAGCTATCTTAACTAATCTGTTTTTCTTTGGTAAAGTTTGGTAACCAAATAGTTTTTTATAACCCTCATCACTCTTTTTAGCTGCCTCAAACTTCTCACACACTTTTTCTTTAACACTTGGGTCATTAAATTTATCTATATTATCATCGTAAATTTTCTTTTTAGTCTTCGTATACCATTCCGCAGTAGTATTTTCAGCTAATTCTATACCAGAATCTTTTGAAAACTGTTTCATATTCTTGTCTAATCCACCACTATAAACAAAAACTTTGAAATCTTTTTTTAGTGAAATACCGATTGTTCTTCCATCCTTTGTTTTAACAAACATATCTGCTGATGTCCCGTGTCCTGTGGAACCAACTAATTCATTACCTGCTGGCGTATCCCAAGCAAAATCTTCAACATCTTGTATTCCGATATTTTCTTCAACCCAATCTAAACATCTTAAACCAGATTCAACCCAATCTGGTGTTAATAAAGCTTTTTTACCATCTTTTTTTGATTTTGCTTGTTTCAGTAATTCTTGTCTTACCTCTTCTCGTGCGTCTTGGTAACTCTTACCATCTTCCATTAACTTTTTTATTCTTCTACCAGCATATGTTGTTACACATTCACCAGTTCTTGATGTTGGTGTTCCTGCTCCACCTTTTTCTTGTGGGTCACCTTCATACATAAAAAGTTGTGTTTCTACTAATTCAGTATCATTTTGTGTTAGCTCTTTTTTTTGTTGGGGTGTTAATCTTGATTTACTGTCTTTTTTAGTATCGTCATCGCCACTACTTGGTCTTTCAAAATCTGTTACTTTCCCTGGGTCTTCCTCTGGTTCATCTTTCTTTTTGTCTGGTTCATCTATGGGTTCAACTGTACCAGCATCAATAGCGTTATCCATTGATTCTTTGTCTTTGAAATATCTTATTTTACCAGTCTCTTTTGAACGAGCTTTAAATTTACTTTCTTGCTCATTTAAATTTTGTAAAAGTTCTTCTATAACTTCATATGGCCATTTATTCTCAATCAGTATTTCTGATAAATGATATAAATGTGTCGAGTTATTTGGATTGGGTTTACCATCATTAACTCTATAAGCCCATTCTTTAACTATTTCATTAAAATCTGTTATCATTACTATCCCTTGTGAATTTTACCTTTTCGTTCTTTGAACCATTTTCTGAACTGAGCTGGTGAACCGATAGTTATTGGTTTGTTACCACTTGCTGTTGACAATAATTTTT